TTACAACCCACAAGAAGCTTTAAATATGTTCTTCCAGACTGGTAGTGTTATTGGTAGATCTTACACTGCTGATGGTGATCAAAACGCTGGCAAAGTACCTATACAAGAAATAACTTCTGGATCTGGTGGTAGTAAAATACAAGCATTAATAGGTAACTATAACTATTATCTACAAATGATAAGAGATGTAACCGGTCTTAATGAAGCTAGAGATGCGGCTAATCCAGATCCAAAAGCGCTTGTTGGTGTTCAAAAGTTAGCAGCTGCAAATTCTAATACAGCTACAAGACATATTTTACAAGGTGGTTTATTTTTAACACAAGAAGTTTGCGAGCAGCTATCACTTAGAATATCTGATATTATAGAATACTCTCCAACAAAAGATGCTTTTATACACTCTATAGGTGCTCATAATGTTGCTACTCTTACAGAAATGTCAGAGCTACATCTTTATGATTTTGGTATATTTATAGAATTAACTCCGGATGAAGAAGAAAAATCTTTACTTGAAAATAATATTCAAGTTGCTTTAGGACAACAAAACATAGAGCTTGAAGATGCTATTGATCTTAGAGAAATTAAAAATATAAAACTAGCAAATCAATTACTTAAAATTAGGAGAAAAAAGAAAATAGCTAGAGATCAGCAGATTCAGCAAGAGAATATGCAGGCTCAAGCACAAGCCAATATACAACAACAAGAAGCTTCTGCTAGATTTGAAATGCAAAAACAAGAGCAAGCTGCTCAAACAGCAATATCTATAGAACAAGCAAAATCTAGTTTTGTGTTAGAAAAACTAACTAAAGAAGCAGAGGTAAAAATGCAATTAATGGAAAAAGAGTTTCAGTACAACATGCAACTAGCTGGTGTTGAAAGTGAAGGTAGGAAAAAAGTAGAAACAGAAAAAGAAGACCGTAAAGACGAAAGAACAAAAATTCAAGCTTCTCAACAAAGCGAAATGATTGAACAAAGAAAAAAAGGTACACCTCCAAAAAACTTTGAATCATCAGGTAATGATGTAATGGGTGGTATCGATATGTCAAACTTCGGTCCTAGGTAAATTTATTAACTATTATTATATTATATTATGGCAGAAAAAGAAAAGCCAATCGTAAATGACGAGACAGGCAAAATTAAAGTAAAAGCTAAAAAAGAAAAACAACAAGACAATAACGAAACAAAAGGAAACGTTACTAAGGTTAAAACTAAAATGAAATCAAAAGCTGAGGCTATAGAAAAGACAGTAACTAAAGTTGATTTAGCAAAACCACCAAAACCAGAAGAAAATGAAACCAATAAAGAAGTTACAGAAAATAACACTAACGACGCAGGAGCTGTTGAACTCGTTGAAGATGCCAACACCTCACAAAAACAAGAAGAAATACAGCCGGAAGCTGAAACACAAGAAGCTCCCGTTATAGAAGAGGTTACTGATAGCATAGAAGAAAAAGTTGAAGAAGCAACTCAAGCTGTTGAAGAAGCTTTAGTTGAAAATGCAGAAACTGGAAAACCTTTACCTGAAAGCATAGAAAAGCTTATGTTTTTTATGGAAGAAACAGGTGGAGATTTAAAAGACTACATTGCTTTAAATCAAGATTACTCTAAGTTAGATAACCAAGATTTGTTATATGAGTATTATAGATCAACAAGACCTCATTTAACTAATGAAGAAATTAATTTTGTCATGGAAGATCAATTTTCTTACGATGAAGAAGAAGATAGTGACAAAGAAATAAAAAGAAAAAAATTAGCTATGAAGGAGCAAGTTGCTCAAGCAAAGCTACACTTGGAAAGTGCAAAAACCAAATATTACGAAGAAATTAAAGCTGGATCGAAGCTCACTAAAGAGCAGCAAGAAGCTATTGATTTCTACAACAAAAACAAACTGCAATCAGAGAAAGACTACGAGTACAGTAAAAAACTACACGAGAACTTTATGAAAAAAACTGATAAAGTTTTTCACGATAAATTCAAAGGTTTTGAATATAATATTGGTGAAAAGAAATTCAGATTTAATGTTAAAGATCCAGTGAAGTTGAAAGAAAACCAAGGTGATATTAATAATTTTATCAAAAAGTTTTTGAATAAAGACAATATGATCGGTGATGCTCAAGGTTATCATAAAGGACTTTTTACAGCTATGAATCCTGATCAAGTTGCTAATCATTTTTACGAACAAGGTAGAGCTGATGCTTTAAAAGAAAGCATTGCTAAATCTAAAAATGTAAGCATGGATCCAAGACAAGCTCACGGCGAAAACGTGAATACTAGTGGGTTTACAGCAAGAGTGCTTAATGATGACGGACCTGATTTTAAGTTTAAAATTAAAAACAATAAATTTAAAAAATAATTAAAAATTAAAAATTATGGCAATTACTAATGGTGATAATTTGAATAGTGTACCTGCTGCAAAGCCGCAAGCACTAGCGTCAAATTATCTTGATTTCAACACAGATATGGGTTGGGCTCAACAATATTTACCAGACCTAATGGAGAAAGAAGCTGAGGTTTTCGGACCAAGAACTATTTCAGGTTTCTTATCACAAGTTGGGGCTGAAGAAGCGATGCAATCTGATCAAGTTATTTGGTCTGAGCAAGGTCGTTTACACTTATCTTACAAAGGTCACGTTGAAAACGCTACAGGAGGTACAGCGTCTGGTGGGCAAATAGAAATTGAAAGTGATATTGATGATAATGATATAGGTACTGATCACGGTATTAGAGTTAACGATACTATTATTGTAGCAAACTCTCAAGGTGTTGTTAGATGTCTTGTTGAGGCTATATCTACAGATAAAATTGATGTTTTACCTTATGATTTTGCATCTTTGAACACTGCTGGTTTAACAAGTACTGGTGGAACTAAAGACACAACTATATTAGTTTATGGTTCTGAATTTGGAAAAGGTGACAACTATAACAACGCTGATAATAGTGCTGCTACTGATTCAAGAGGTGCTAATCAACCTGCGTTCAAAACTTTTTCTAACAAACCAATTATTTTAAAAGATTACTACGAAGTTTCAGGTTCTGATACTGCTAGAGTTGGTTGGGTTGAAGTTGCTGCTGAAGATGGTACTTCTGGTTACTTATGGTATTTAAAAGCTGAAGCTGACACAAGAGCTAGATTTAATGACTACTTAGAAATGGCAATGTTAGAAGGTGAATTAAACCTTACTGATTCTCAATTAGACGGTAATGCTCTTATTAAAGGTTCAGCTGCTGGTGCTGGTAACGTTGGTACTGAAGGTTTATTCTCTGCTATTACTAAAAGAGGTAACATTACTTCTGGTGTAACTGGTGTTAACGCTGCTACTGATTTAGCTGAGTTTGATGCTATTTTAGCTGAGTTTGATAAGCAAGGTGCTATTGAAGAAAATATGATGTTTGTAAACAGAGCTACTTCGTTAGCGATGGATGACATGTTAGCTTCAATGAACTCTTATGGTGCTGGTGGTACTTCTTATGGAGTGTTCGACAACTCTGAAGATATGGCGTTAAACTTAGGTTTCTCTGGATTCCGAAGAGGTTCTTATGACTTCTACAAGTCTGACTTCAGATACTTAAATGATTTAGCAACAAGAGGTGGTATTAACGCTGCTAACGCTGCTAATGCAATTAGAGGGGTAATCGTTCCAGCTGGAACTTCTACTGTTTATGATCAAATGTTAGGGAAAAACTTAAAACGTCCATTTTTACATGTTCGTTATAGAGCTTCTCAAACTGATGACAGACGAATGAAAACATGGGTTACTGGTTCAGTTGGCGCTGCTACATCTGCGCTTGACGCGATGCAAATCCACATGTTATCAGAAAGATGTTTAGTTACTCAAGGTGCTAACAACTTTATGTTAATGAAGTAAACACTATTTTTAAAAGGAGAGGGCGGCATGCATGTAAACGCTCTCTGCCCTCTCTTTTTATTTTATTAATTTTATTATATATTATATTATGGCAAAGAAAACAAAAAAAGTTGAGGTAGAAGAACCTCAAATTCAAGAAGAGGTTGTTGTAAAGGCACCTCCGGTTATAGAAGAACCAAAAGCAAGAGAAAGAGTAAAACCATCTAACGAGTGGGAAATAAAAGATAGGATGTATATTTTAAAAGGTGGTCAAAGACCTTTATCTAGAACTATTAAAGCAACAGATATTTACTGGTTTGATGAGAAAAAAGGATATCAAAGAGAATTAAAATATTGTTCTAATCAAAGAACTTGTTTCGTTGATGAAATGAAAGGCGATCAAAGATTAGCACATATTATATTTAGATCTGGTAACTTATACGTTCCAAAAGAACAAACGGTATTACAAAAATTATTAAGTTTATACCACCCACATAAAGATCAAATTTACTACGAACACAAACCATCTGTTATAGCTGAAGAAGAAATAGATGTGTTAAACATGCAAGTTGAAGCTTTAGTTGCTGCAAGAAATGTTGATATTGATGTAGCTGAAGCTATTATGCGTGTAGAGAAAGGATCTGAAGTGTCTAAGCTAAGCTCTAAGGAACTTAGAAGAGATTTACTAGTGTTTGCTCGTAGTAATCCTAAATTGTTCTTAGAACTAGCGGATGATGAAAATGTAATGTTAAGAAACTTTGGTATTAGAGCTGTTGAAGCTGGAATATTAAGATTATCTTCTGATCAAAGAAACTTTTTATGGGGTAGCAATGGAAGAAAGTTAATGGTTATACCATTTGACGAGCACCCATACACTGCTTTAGCACATTGGTTTAAAACTGATGAAGGTATGGAGATTTACTCTAATATTGAAAAAAGATTAAATAACTAATCAAACTGTAGAGCGGTCGCCCTACGGGGCGATCGTAACTACAAACTAAAAAAAAATTATGGCGGTAAGTATAGATACAGTATATCAAAGAGTTTTAACTTTAGCTAATAAAGAACAAAGAGGTTATATAACTCCTCAAGAATTTAACTTATTTGCCAATCAGGCACAAATGGAAATATTTGAACAATATTTTCATGACATAAAAAAATTTAATGCATTACCTGGTAATACCCAAGAGTTTTCAGATTCATTAAGTGTTTTATACGAAAAGATTGGTGAGTTTGAAGTTCAAGAAGATCTTGCTTGGATGCAGGCTAACATGCCTATAACAAATAACACTATGAGAATACCATGGGATATTGTTTACAAAATAGGTACTGTAACTATAACTGCTTTTGCAGAAGACAATAGATCGCCTTCAGCACAAACAGAATTATTAAACTTTAAAGATTTTGGAGCATCTATGTTTTCTTCTTTAACAGCACCTTCAATATCTAGACCAACAGCGTGTATTAATACTAATGGTTTATTAGTTGGTATTGGTAAAAATATTCTTGCCACGCATCAAACAATATCAAATTTTAACGCAACTATGGCTATAAACTTTATAGCAAGACCTAGAAAAGTTGAATGGGCTTATGTTATTGTAAATGATAAAGCTTTGTATAACGATAACATAGCTGTAGATTTTCAATTACACTCTTCAGAAGAAACGGAACTTGTATATAAAATATTGAAACTAGCGGGTATAAATTTAAAAGCAGCGGATGTAGTACAAGTAGGACAAACTTTAGAACAAACTAATAAACAAACAACATTATAATAAATGGCATTACTAAACAATACTCCACAACAATATTATGATAGTAACGATTTTGGTAACTATCAGTTTGTTTCTTTAAAAGATATTATAAACCAATTTATGTTAATTTATGTTGGTGAAGATAAAATTATTACAAAAGCAAGAAGAATTGATGTTGCTTTTCATGCTCAAAGAGCTTTAGCTGAATTATCATTTGATACTTTTAAATCTTACAAGTCTCAAGAATTAACAATACCAGCTTCTTTAAAAATGACATTACCACAAGAC